TCTTTACATCACTTCAACACTTAAAAAATACAAACAAGTATATGCTCTATAATTCTACCTACACAACTTATCGAAGGCAGGCGGTGAGCGGCAAGCGATCCTATGATGCTTCTGCAACAATCACTGGCGGCCTCGGTTTTAAGACCCCCTTAGACGGGAAGTTGAAATCAACATTAGGTGTCGATGATTCTGTCGATGTTTTTCACTTGCTCACAGAGCTGACGGATTTTCAGAGACATGACAAGGTGACGATTTCAAGTGTGGATTATTTTGTGGAATCGATAGAAAGCATAGATACTGGCGCTCAAATACTTACAAGACTCTTAATCCAAACCAAACTAGATGACTAAAGTCACGGTAAAAATTGAGGACAGGCAGTTCAAGGCATTCATGCAAAGGTTGCCCGGTCAATTTCAAAAAGCGACTAAAAAATCATTGAAACAAGCTTCGCTATTGGTTCAAGGGGCCGCGAAAAAGCTCGCTCCATTCAAAACAGGAAATCTTAGAAGGAGTATAGCGCATAAGCTCGATGTAACGAGCGCGAAAGTAGGAAGTGACCTCGACTATGCAAGGATGCAAGAATTCGGTAGCGGGGGCTATGCAGGCGCAAATTTAGGCGAAGGATATCTAAGGCCGGCGCTGGATCAGAATGAAGGAAAGATTTCAGACATTTTTACAGAAAATATTAATAAAATTTTAGCATGAGCATAGTTACACTTAGAGCGCAAATCAAAACGATTGTCGATGCGGTGAAAACTGCTGAAGGCGACATTTCGACAACATACGATTATCAAGAGGTTGATATTGATGAAACTCCAGCCGTATGTGTCATTTATTCTGGGGCCGAAGAAAGTACGGGTGACACGGCGAAAAACAGATTCATAAGTGAATTCATAGTACGAACCATGGTTGAAAGAACCGGCGATTATAGTACGCAGATCACTTTGCTCCTCGGGATTGTTGACGATTTGCTCGAAGCTTTGAGGGATAAAGACAATATCACGTTAGGCGGAAACGCCTACTACTTGCTATCCGTTGATGTTTCGGAGGTACTAGGTGGCGAGCTGGACAATATGAAAGTTTTGTACGTTGATATAACAGTTCAACCACATTCACTTAAATCTATATAAGTTTTTGTGTATAATAGAAATGTTTATAATTTAATTACTGACTATGGCAAAATTTAAACCAGTGAAAACAATACTGCCAAATGGTACGGAACGGGTGGTTATGGTCGAGGTCGGCAAAAACCCCAAAAAACCTAAAAAATTAACATCTAATCAAGAAAGCAATGAGTAATTTTACTCCTTACAGTTCTTTTTCGGTTGCTTCGCTCGGAAAAGAAACTACAGCGGGTACTGCGGTTTTGCCAGATCAGGCATTCGCATTCCTCTCTGAAAATATAACGCCAAGTTTCACAATCGTTTCTGTGCAAGAAAATGCAGGGGAGCGCATACGAGACGTGCGAAGTGTGCCGGGTAAAATAGAAATTAGTGGAGATATCGAGTTTTATGTCGAGCCTTCAGAGATTGGACATTTTCTCAGGTCACTACTTGGAGCGCCTACATCTCAGGTACTTGTTGCCGGAGTTGCGAATCGTCACGTGTTTGAAGTAAGCGATTCTCCTTTGACTTACACGATAGATATTCAGCCGGGAAATGCCCCTTGGGTGCATAGATTCTTCGGTTGCTACTTTACAAAACTCGCCTTTAGTCAAACTGATAATTTGATTAAATGTGTTGCTTCAGTAATGCCAAGAAAGGCGCTTGTCACTTCACAAGTGACGGTTGAAGTAAGTTCTGGTTCTACACTTACGGTCACTCAAACCTCAGGGCTTACTACGAGTGATACGATTCTAGTTCTAGATAAAGATGACGGGTACACAACCCTAGGAACTTATACAATTGCCTCTATAGATAGCGAAACCCAACTTACTTTAAACGAGACGATCGCAGTGACTCTTGAGGTTGATGATATTATGGTTATCAAAAAACAATCACTTACTTACGATCAAGAGCTTGAATTCACATTCCTTGGAGGTGTGGCCGTAACGAGTGGGGCGGACGTTGACAATACTGCAACTGAAAATACAGAAGACTTCACAATCGATTTAGTAAACGACACTGATCCTAGGCATTTTTGCGGAGTTACACAGGCATCGAGATATCCGGGTGATATTCTAATTAAAGGATTCACAGCCGGCGGATCGGTCATGAAGTTTTACGAGAGCCAGACGAAGCTTGCGAAAGCGGTGAGTAATACAAAATTAGGTATTCGTTATTTCATGCAAGGTGCAACCGCACTTGCTGCAAACTCTGCTGTAAAAGCAAAGAATACTTATGGATCTGGAGACGGATTTAGTGTGGAGGCGAGTACAGCGGGGAGGGCCGGAAACGACATAAACGTGACGATTGTCATCAATGACACAGACGATCTTGCAGTTGAAATTAGTGGAAATAACGTACTTATTGAGTTGGCTAGTACAACTGCAAGCAAGAATACGGGAACGTTAATTGCTGCGGCTCTTGATTCTTTATCTGGAATCGATTCTGTCGCTGTTGGAGCGGGTACCGATCAATTCACAACCGCAGAAGCTAACGAGAATCTCGGATTCCGTACGCCTGCCAGTGACACCGTTGGTCGTGACGCTAGTGAAAAACCACATTTACAATTTGACTTCGCGGATGGTAGACTTGCACCGTATTTCCCGGGGGTTGGAACGGATTCTTCAATCGAGGAAAATATACCGCTCGTTTTCTACAAGGACACCGTGTCAGGGGATCAGAAGAAAGACTGGCTCGCGCGTGTAATGCTTGTGAACGACATCACATCGTACTAGTATCATTTAAACAACACGCGTATGTCTAGGTTTGCATCAAAGGAAATTATAACCATCGAACTTGATGGGGGTGATAAAGTAGAAGTTAGAAAAGGGCTTCCATATGAGGACTTTCAGAGTCTGTTTATTGGAGCAGAGGGGAAGACTGACGTTGAAAAAGGAGTGTCTATAGCTTTACCGCTTGCGGAACTCGCCGTTGTTGGATGGGATTTTAAAGATGACGAAGGGGCGGAAGTGCCTTTCTCAAAAGAGAAAATAAGGGAGCTTGATTTTGATACCATTACAACGCTTTCAGCAAAGTTGCTACCCATGTATATGCCGGAAAAAAAAAGCTCGACATCATAAGGGCGAATATTGTGTTTAGTTCTGAGAGGGGTGGGGTGGGCGATGAAATGCTTGACTACTCTATGAGTAAAAAATTCGGTTTAAATTGGAAGCAAACGGACGTTGATAGGATGAAATACCTGATAGCAATCCATGACGCGGAATGTGAAAGAGATGAAATCGAAAGGAAAAAACTTAAACAACAACAACACAATGGGCGTTAAAAAAGTAAACGTAGAAATCAATGCAAAGGATAATGCCAGTGCCAAATTTAGAAAGGTAGGGGCTGCTTTCACTGCTATGGGAGCGGGGTTAGGGGTTCTTACGAAAGGATTCGTGAAAGCTGCTGCGGATCAAGAAAAATCCGAAATAATCCTTGCCAATTCATTAAAGAATATTGCCGGAGCAAGTGACGAACAGGTGGAGGCTCTGAAAAAACAGGCCGTTGCTTTGCAAAAAGTTGGGGTGATCGGCGATGAAGTTACTATGATGGGGCAAGCTCAGTTTGCTACATTCCAAGCTTCAACGGATGCGATTATGGCTTTGACACCTGCTATGCAGGATTATGCCGTAGCCACTTTTGGGGCGAAAGTAAGTTCGGAGCAAATGAATCAAGCTGCGAATGTTTTTGGTAAATTATTACAGGGGATTGATATTGGAAGGCTTAAAAATCAAGGTATTATTGTTAGTGATGCGCAAAGGGCCGTACTTGAATATGGGGATGAGGCGGAAAGAGTTGCGATTATTCAAGAGGTGATGGCTGCGAATTTGAAAGTTACAAATGAAATAATGAGATCCACCACAGAGGGGGCTTTGCAAGGGATGAGAAACGACTTCGGGGATCTTGCTGAAATTATGGGGTCTGCACTTCTACCAGTGATATCAAAATTTTCCGGCGCTATGTCGAGCATTATTAGTAAGCTCAATGAAACAAATCCAAGATTATTAAAGGTTATCGGTCTTGTAACCGCCATAGGAGCTGCGTTTGGATTGATAGTGGGGCCGACACTCCTTTTTATAGGAATCGCCGCACCTGCCTTCGGCATGGTTGCTGCTGCGGCCACTGCGATGTGGATCGCTATCACGGGGCCAATTGGAATCGTAATCGCCGCACTCGCCGCCGTTGGAGTCGCGCTATATGCAACTCGTGACGTTTGGGTTCCTGTAATCATGGAGATGTGGACAAGTTTTTTGCAGTTTACCGAAGGGGTGCGAATGGATGTCGCGGAACTTGTAACCGCTATGAAAACAACGGTCACTGAGTATCTCGATGGCTGGAGGTGGTTTGTTGAAGCTTATGGTGCTGAATTATCAGCATGGGTTGCAGCGATTAAATCCGTCTTCACTGTTTTCATGGGTACTATTGCCATTATTTTCCGCACAGGCTGGGAGGTTTTACAAGTAATATTCGGCACGGTTTGGGATCTGCTTCTTGGGGCGATTAAAACTGCAATGGCTATATTCCGTGGTGACTGGAAGGACGCTTGGGAGGCTATAGTCGAGACGTTCGAAAGTATATTTGGGAGATTTGGAGAGTCGGCAGAGCAAATACTCGGAACCGTCTTAAAATGGATAAATAATACAATCGGAGGGATCAGCAAGGCTATCGAGAAATTTCAACAATTGAAAAATTTAACTCTTTCAAATAAAGGGATGGAAGCTCAAATTACTACCATCGAAGAAAGAAGGGCTGCTGATTTGGCCGCCGTAAGATCAGGGGAGATGACTTCTATTCCAGCGCGTGCAAATGGCGGGCCAGTATCTGCTGGAAAAACTTATCTGGTAGGAGAGAGGGGGCCGGAAAGATTCGTGCCATCATCAGGCGGAACTATAATACCGAATGGCGGAGGGGGCGGAATAAATCTTTTCTTTGAAGGAATATTCGGACAAGATGCGGCCGAGGAAATCGGCGATATGGTAGTTTCAAAACTTAACTTACACACCGCTTACTAATGCGAATATACATTGACGACATTGATCGAACCTCGGATGTCCTACGCAATACCGTCACAATAAAAGACGAAATGCAGGAGCGTATTAATACTGCTTCTTTTAAAATGCAGACAAGCATTGAGCCTACGCAATATCAAGATATTAAAATTTATGATGCTTATGAAATCACGGCAGTCGACGGCACAACCATCACTCTTAGTTATAATTACAATACTAACGATGCGACAGAAATGTTTAGGATTGGGGGTATTTTAGATATTGACATCAGTGAGAGTGCGCAAATGCAAAAAACAATCACAGGCGTAGAAGACTCAGGTGGATTTACAAAGTTGACCGTAACGCCCGCTGGGGCCGATGGAACTGTTACCAACTACGCAGGAATGAAAAGGTTCGCTGGGAATCTGATGGATATTCGGGATCGAAACATTACTACGCTTTCGAATCTTGAATATGACATAACATGTACGGATTATACGAAGATATTTGACAAAGAATCGGTGAATGATACCTACGAAGACAGGACGGCGAGGTATATCATTAATTCCTTTTTAAATAATTTTGTGAATTATAACGACCTGATAGATCAAATGGATTATGATTTAGATGCGGATATTCTTGCCGAATGGGTGCCGTTGGCAAGCGCTTCAAATCCTACTACCGACTCCGCAAAGCCGTTTGAAGGTGGTCACTGGGGCGTGTTTCCAACAACGACAGCCGCAACTCAAGCATGGAGAGCGTCACCGGTTTCTTCAGACGTTTCAGACTTTACCGGTGTTGATTCTGGACTCCCAACGAAGGGTAAATTAGGGTTTTGGCTTAAATGTGATGATGTTAGTAGCCTTGAATATTTCAAGGTATTTTTAGGTTCTGATGCTTCGAATTATATCGAAACCGATACAGTTACTATTCCGGCCAAATTAAACGTAGACGATGAAGAGGTTTATATTGAGGTGGACCTTGTAGATGACGTGGCGGTGATGGTCGGAACTCCCGACTGGACGAACTTTGCAATGATTCAGATTCAGACGAAATCTAGCTCGGGTACGATTTACCCGAAGGCCGCTGGATTCCGATTTATGGAAGACGAGCATTTCACGCATTATCCATACGTTGAAGAGGCTTCACCGGCGGTGACGTTTGATGATTTTAGATCACCTAGATTGAAACCTACAGAGGTTATGCAAAGGCTTGCGGATCAATTGGGCTGGTACTGGTACGTTGATTATGAGAGGAATATACATTTCTTTCCATCCTCAAGTAATCCGGCCCCCATGGTGTTGAACGCAACCTCGAAAAACTTTAAAAATCTAAGAATTACTTACGATTCAAGCAGGCTTACGAATAGGCAGGTAGTGAGAGGTGGGGAGGAAACGAGCGAAACTAGATATCCGCAAGTTGTGGAAGGTGATTTGGTGAAGAGAGAATGGAATACGAAGAATAAATTTTCTGGAATGCAATGTTTAGAAGATAAGAATACTTCAAACGCCCCTGCTGAAGCTGGCACAACAACAACGAATATAAAAATCACTGGCCACGCCCTTGTTACTGGCGATTATATTACTAATAGAACCCGATCGAATGCGGTGAGGAAAATAACGTATGTAGACGTAGATAATTTCACAGTTGACGCGGTAGCCTCTCAAACGACAGGCGACACCATAAGCTATTTTGTCGATAAAACGGTTGGACTTGATGGGATTAATACGGCGGATGAAGCTAGTTTTAATTACATGCAGAATCCGAATGCGCAATCTGTAAGGGCTTCAAGCGCCTCTGCTACCTTGGCAACTGGCGAGTTCTTGCTGATGAGATATTTCGAGAAATTCCCCATAATTGTACAAAGAAATAATCCAGTTTCAATTGCGAATATGAAGGGTATTATCGGGCACACAAACGGTATTTTTGATGGAGTGCCACACGAGGACCATAAAATTAAAGCAAGGTCTGAGGCTATCGCATTTGCGGACGCGAAACTTGACAAGCATTCAAACATGGTGATTACTGCTATGTTTAATACTTATAAAAATGGCTTAAGAACTGGTCAATTGATAGATATTGAGGATACAACTTCCAGCACAAGAAATCTGGATCAAACTTTTGTAATCCAAAAAGTTACCTTGACAGAAAGGGAGCAGGGGGAAAATAAATATTCAATAGTGGCATCAACGCTATTATTTGGTATAATAGAATTGTTACAGCAATTGTTGAAGCAGGGCCGAAAGCTCGAAGTCGACGATAATGCGATCATTTATAACATAGTGAGTCCAGCGGAAACGCTTAGAATTACGGATGCAATCAAAACTGCTGTGAATGACAATTTGCAAGAAGAGACGCTGGAAATTTCTGATTCAATAGTCACGTCGGTGACTGAGCCGCCATACTATTGGGGGCCATGGGCGACAAACGAGATGACTTGGGACTTCTTCGAATGGGCATAACATTTAATTTAATTACATGGGAAAATCTACGATCGAACAAAAGCTAGTATTCAAAGGAAAGTGGAAATTTGAGGTACGCGACGATAAAACTGGTGAATTATTAAGGGTGACCGAAGCTGAAAATCTGCTTCCTACGGTCGGATTGAACGCCATAGCTTCACAGCTTGCCGATCCGGCGATTACAAAAGATTTAGGTGATAATTTGTATATTGCAGTTGGAAGTGATGGTACTACTCCGGCTTCTGGGGATACTAAGCTGGGCACCGAGGCGGCCAGAAAGGCAATCACAGACAGGAATGCGGCTGGTGTAGTTGCTACAATTGCGGTTTTCTTTGCCTCTGGCGAAGCTACGGGAACCCATTTAGAGGCGGGGCTGTTTGGGGATGGAGTTACTACAACTTGTAGCGCCGCTGCCGATTCAGGTATTTTATATTCACATGTCAATATGAATGAAACGGTAGATGCTTCGGAAAATCTTACTGTTACGTGGACGCTTACTTTAGCTTCAGCATAAAAATTTAATTTTCTATTATGAGTAATTTTGCACAGGCAGTTGTTGCAGCGGGGAATCAGGGGCTGGCGGCTCAATTCAATGGAGTGAGAGAGGATTCTATTCGAAACGCTGGAGATACAAATACAAGTACCGGATCGGCGAATGCCTATGTACTTTCCATAGATGCAGCCTTCGATAGTTTAAGCATAGGTGATACCGTAAAATTCAAGGCAAACTTCACAAATACAGGTGCTTGTACAATCAATGTGAATGGACTGGGGGCGGGGTCTATAAGGCATACAAACGGCGACTTTTTAGTTGCCGGTGACATACAGTCGTCCGGGACTTATATTCTCGTTTACAGTACTTCAGTTTTCGTACTTGTCAGTACTCCGGGTACTTATAGGGATTTGTACGATGGATCAAGTGGAGATGGGAAACATGTACACACTTTAAATGTTGCCATGGGTAACGGAAGCAGGGCCGCCGCCACAGCAAGTGGTACCGAAGTTTTGACGCTTGGGTTTGCAGTTGGGCTTATAAAAATAAGAGCTTTTCAACTCACTGCTGCGAATGAGATTTCTAGCTCGGACGGCCATGCTACAGGGACGGGTGACGAGTTTTGTGTCTATATTGAGCATAACCCTTCTGACAACGAGCAGCCGGTTGCGGGCGTGGACGCTTCAAATATTATTCGAGTGCAGGATGACGCATCCTCTCCAAATGGACACCATGCAAACATTTCAGCCGTAAGTTCTACAACGGTGACTTTGAACTGGACTAAGCTGAGTTCGGGAATAGATCTATATTACATTTGGGAGGCTTGGGGAGACGAAACACCTTAACATTTAATTTTCTAACATGGGGGAAGGTCGAGAGCAGGAATTGCTTATAAAATTATTTGATGCGAAGTTGTTGCCGTTGACAAACGGTATAGATGCAATCAAGCTGCATATGAAAAAGCAGGATAAGAACGTTGAAAAAAACACTAACTTTCGAGTCAGGTGGGCCGGAGCCGGTGCTGCGTTCGGAGTAGTATTCACAATATTAAACAACCTACCCGCAGTTAAAAATATCATAATCGCTATGCTATGATCTTAAAAGGCTTGAAGGCAATCTTTGTAGTTGCTGGCCATGGGCTAAAAGGAGGCAATACAGATCCGGGTGCAGTAGCCAAAGGCACGACAGAACGGGCGGAAGTGGTGGAAATAGCCAATGAGCTTGTCTATTTGCTCAAAAACCAGCCAAAACTAGGGCCAGTGTACAAGTTCGACATCGGAGTGGACGCCAACCTCACTTTGGACGGAAAAGTCGCTCAAATCGAAAGCATTTGCAAGAAGTATGGATTGAACCAGTACAACTCATTACTTGTGTCTGTTCACGTCAATGCCGGAGGGGGTACAGGCTCGGAGGCATGGTATTACACGAACAGTCGGCAGGGTAGGGCGCTAGGCTCTAACTTGGCTCAAGAAGTATCGAGATTTACCGGAATTCCGTACCGAGGCAGCAAGCCGGATGTTATAAATCGATGGGGAAGTTTAAAGATCGTGAGGGTTCCACCTCCACTTTCTGTTTTAATTGAATGCGGTTTCATAGATTCCGCAAATGATTCTAGGCTCTTGAGAGATTCAGAGCTTGACGATGGTTTCGCGAAAGGAATTGCAAGTGGGATAATGAAGTATTTAGGGGAAAGGTATGATGATATAAGTCTGGCGAACGTGAAGAAGTTCAAGGACGTTGAAGCAGGCTCCTGGTATGAAGATTCTGTGGCGCACGTTGTGGGGGAAGGCTTAATGGCCGGGTATCCAGACGGAACTTTCAAGCCAGCGCAGCCGATTACTAGGGCCGAGGCGGCGAAACTATTCTCTTTATTACTCAAAAGGGTTGACAATGGTTAGTACCAGCGTTACAATTAAGCTGATATAACAAATCATCAATGGCAAAAGAAGGCAAAACAGATTTTCGTTTCGTGGAAAGAGTAAGCGAATACACTAAGAAATTTATTGATAGGCGAGTAGGAGAATTGGGCTTGAAAAATAAGAAGGAGTATTTCGATAGGCTCTTAATTAAAGACGGCCTGTATGAAGATGAAGCTTAAGTTTCAATGAATTTATATTCAGGGTACCGAGATAGAAACATCTTCTTTTTCATTGTGTAAACATCGGTCTTGTACCCTTTTACATCTTCGACAACCATGACTCTATCCTCGTTGTCGTGATACATGAAGTCCGCCTTATATTTTATGCCACGAATAGCTTTACCCTCCCAGTCCACACCTTTGTCTAGGATCACGAATACCGGCTGGAGCTGGAGCCTTGATATGACTCCGCCCCTTTGCATAAGTTTTAGCTCACAAAATCTATTCGCCTCTTTTGTAGAATCGAATTTAACGCCGTCTACAACGACTTTTCTATTTCCATATTTGTTATACCCCATTATTATTTGTTGAAGTTGTAGCATCTTTCGCAGAGCATGTAAGTTTTCTTTTTTGATTTTAATTCGAACACCTTTTTGGCTTGTTTCCTACATAGTCCACAAACAAGTTTGGGGTCGAATGGAAGTTTTGAGTTTCCCATAATTGATTAATTTATTATATCCGATTCTTCTGATGTTGCAGCATTTGGAAGTACGGGGCAGAATGTCATTACATCCATTCCCGGAGCCTCGAAATCGATACACCCTTTTTTATCGTAGAATGTTTTAATCACATCTATAAATTGATGCGTGATTTTCTCGGTCGTTTTAGTCTCGACATAATCCGTTGAAGTATAGTGGTGGAATCCGATCGCACCGACAATCCAGAGAAGTAAAAAAGCATTTATGTATTTCATAACTATTTGGTTAGACTTCTATGAATCCTCACGTTTCTATACGCAAGGATTATGATTAGAAGTATTAGTAAGTTTGTTTTATTCATTGCATGTGAAGTTAGATTTTGATTTCCACCTGTTATCGAACCCGTAGAAGCGAGTTCCGCGACTGTATAGCTCCCAGCATTGATTTAATTGCCAGTATGGATCTGTGAGGAATCTTGGATCTTCCACTATGTCCCAATGGTAGTAATCAGAGGTTCCGCACAGGCCATGGTCATTATACCATGCCGGGGGCATATACTTGCCTTTGATTGTCTTCCCACCGTTCCAATAAGGTGTATCATGTTGCCTATCTGGTGTCCACAAGCCATTTTCCGCATCCAGTGTAGCAAGGAAGTCAAGATCGTTATTAGATATTTTGGCTGCATATCTCACGTACTGATTTTGAGTTTCATCCGCAGTGTGCTTGTAGCAAGTTTTAGTAGGTTTGGCTACTGATGAAAAAGGTCACATTCTTCGTTTTGCACCTCAAGCCCCTCTAGCTTTTTTTGCTCCACAAGTCGATAGTGATGGAAGCAGAAGTTTTCACCTGCCGTGATCTCAGTCGCTTGAGTACGTATTTTGTAATTGCTTATCCTTTCAAGTTCAAGGGTAGCCAGTTGATTTTCCACGATGGAATTGCTGTAAAGCTCGGCTGCCATAGCTCTTGACTTCTCCCTTTGCTCAAGCTCGGACGGCAGTACGGCGGCAAGAGCTATCGCGGCGAAAAGAGTGATCCCTAGCCCAATTGCTAGGGGTTTTAGTCCGTTGAATTTCTTCAATTCTTGTAAAGTTTTTATGAATTTTTTCATAGGGTGATGTTTTAAATGTTAAAATAGGGGATTGTACGTGAATCCGTCTGTAATATCTCCTAAGAATAGAAGCATTACAACCGCCCATGCGGCGAGTACCAGCCATTTAGGTGGTGTTGTTTGAGCGGCCCACATTCCTAATGCTACGCCGACTCCGATCGTTACCATAATTGTGCCCATGTTTTTTTTGGTTAAAGGCTAAATAAATTGTCTTGATGAATGTAATCTTCTCGTTGCAAATAGGCTGCTTCGTCTACTTCCCAAATGTCAACGTACTCAACTTTCACGCCCTTCCATGCAGGATGAGACGTTGGCGGCACGATACCGTCAAACGTAATCACTCTCAGAGGCGATTGAGCCATTCCATGTACGAATTTATACCCTCTTTGAGTAGGGTACCAGCCATCGTTCAGTCTCACAATCAATCCAAAGTGCTGTAATTTTGGGAGGTTGCACTTCTGATTATGAGTAAGTGTGATATCTTGATTTATATTGCAACCCCTCTTCTCTTCTTTGTAAAAATTTACCAGTTGCTTGAGTCCATTGAGAATGGGCTTATTGAGTCTGTGCGAAAAGCTTTGCTTAGTGTGATTACAGCATTCGCATGTTTCTTTGTATTTCATTTTTAATAGTTAAAGATAATGTTTTTAACATACTTCTGACCTTCCACAAGGGATATCGGATCAATCTTAAGGGTTCTTTTGTATAGAGATTCCAGCAACTCTTGCACCTTCGGCGTTTTCGTGAAGGTGAATTTTACTCGCTCGGAATTACTGCTGTCTATATCGTGTAGCGGTACGCCCTGTGAAACTAGAACAGCAACACTTGTAAGGTCGGAGGTTTCGAATATTGGACTAGAATAATCAGTCATTGCTATTTGTTTTAGGGAATAAAATTTTCTGCATATCGAATGGGATTTTCCATTCTGGGGGATTCCTGTCATTGAAGCTTGTCACTTGGATGAATTCTTTTGCGAAGGCTTCCATTTGCCCTTCGCTCAGTTCACTTGTACTGCTCTTTATAAGTCCAGCGGCGATCAGCTCGGCCTTGACTTCCAGCCTTACAGTAGCGCGATCCTTTCCGTATTGAGTGCAAAGATCGGCCAGTGATGCTTCGAACATCTTTCGTATTTCATAGTCCATTTTTGTGCGGGTTAAAAATTATTTCCACATGTGTTTCATGTCTTCAAGCTCTTGCAGTACCATCTCCGGCGGCTTGCCTCGCGACTCTCTTTTGATCTGCTTAAACCTAGCGACGGCGGCCCACCTTCTTACATGCCAGTCGAGAATCCTTTTAAATAGTTTTTTCATATTTATAAATTAAGCTCGGGCCGCTACAACTGACTCTTCGTAATATTCAATCCCCTCGATTATTTCCCCTGTTTTCATGGTTGCATTGATAAGTTTCTCATCCAGAACCCAGAATTTTCTAGGTATTTTTGACTTGGCTGTAACTTTCCATTTTTTGACTTTTCGTGTATGAATCGCCCCTTCTTCTGTCTGCACCTTGTGCTCTGGCTCTGGCACGGCCAGCATTTCCGGCTGCTTCACAGTAACCTCTTCGACTTTCACGCCCTGTTCTTTTGCAAGGGCTTCTGCGGCCTTTTGAGCGGCCTTCCTTTCAGCCTCTTGATTCTTCTTCAATTGAGCCGCTATCCTGGCGGCCTTGGCATTTTTCTCGTTTATATACTTGTTCAAAAGACCTCTTACTATCACTTCGGCATCGGCGTAGGGCTGCCTCAATATTTTGAACTTATTTTTCGTTTTCTTAAGCTCTTCGGCAAGGCCTCCGATTAAATCTTTTTCAAACGCCTTCACCTTCTTCATGCTGCTTGCCAATTTTATCAGCAATGCAGAAGCGCTTTCATAATCGGTGTCGTTTTTTATCTCAAGAGTTTTAACATGTTTTTCTATAGAGGCAATGTGAGCTTGTATTGCTACGGTCTTTTCCTCTGGAATTGTTATCATATTCATAATAGTGTTTTTTAGTAATTAAATATTGAGTTCACCTACATCATCGAAAGATTTTTGAACGGCTTCGACTTGCTCTTCGTCCATGTCATCAACGGTAGCTTCCTCTTTTGGTTCCGCTGGTTTGTTTGGCCTAGGAATATCGCCATCAATAATTGCCGGCTCTTCTAGCTTATCAAATGATTTTTCGACAGGCCCATTGACCTTGACTGTAGTTTTTATAGGCTCAAGATCAATCAACTCTTCAGTCGAATAAGAAACGACACCATTTGTAACTTCGGGCACATGAAATCTCATGAGCCTACCTAACGCGTGCCATTTCAATTTATCCTTCAGGGCAAATGATGCGGCCCGGCTTTTTAACTGCTGCAATTCCTTGGCGGTAGAAGTGT